ACCTTGGCTAGCATTTGTAGTTAATGATATGCTATCGTCTTCTGCACCAAGATATTTATGAATGTTTACGTCTACCCCACCAACAGTAAACATTTCACTCATGCTGCGATCAAAAAACTTGTAATCGTTACCCTTTTCTGGGCGCCATAAACTTAAACGTGGCATTATATAATCCTAATTATCTAGTATTTATCGTTGTTGACATGCTGTCCAAATGATGTTATAATAATAACATGGTCATAATAAATCAAAGTTTGGATTGGACAAAAGTACAGATCGCGTTAGAACAACCAGCTAAAAAACTCAAACGTTACAGTTCCGACATGTTATTAATAAGTAATAACATTGGTAATTTGGTTAAGGCGTTAAGCGAAGAGGAAATAAACTGTCGTAGATTGGGTAAGCAAACAAAAAAACATCAAGAACTATTGACAAAAATCAATGAAGAAATTAACATGTATGAACAACTGTTAACATTTGCTGTTTTATTAAATAGTTGACACACTAGGATTAGTAATTTATAATTGTTTATGCCACAAAAAATACTAATTATGGGTTTACCGGGCTCAGGAAAAACAACACTAGCACTACATCTGGTTGCCTTATTAAATAATATAGGAGAAACGGTTTTACACCTGAATGCGGATTTGATAAGATCTCAATTTGATGATTGGGATTTTTCTAAAGAAGGTCGAATTCGTCAGAGTAACCGCATGCGTGAATTGGCAGATAATAGTACATGTAAGTATGTAATTGCAGACTTTGTTGCTCCAATACAAGAAATGCGTCAAAATTTTGAAGCTAATTTTACTATATGGGTAGACACTATTAAAGAAAGCAGATATGCTGATACAAATGCAATATTTGAAAAACCTAATATATATAATTTTCGTGTTATAGAACAAGATGCTGACAAATGGGCGAATAAAATTTTTGATTTAATTTATAAAGGAATATAGATGGCAATTAAGTTAGATGGCGTAAAAAAGAAAGCCAAAGTTAAAAACATTAACTTCAGCGATGAAAAATACACAGGTTCAGAACCCAAGTGGGACTATGATCGCTCCTTAATTTTTTCAAATGAAGAATTCGACCATCATCTACGTAAAAGTTTTGCATATTACAATTATTACTATGGCCCAAAAGATCTTAAAAAATATGTAGTAGCTTGGTTACGCCAACACGAAGGAGACAACGGACTCCATAAATTAGATAAAGCTACCATTGATCTCTATGCACGCTCAGCTGATCATCTTACACCTTTTACAGTCTGCGCACTGATCAAAGCACATGATCAAGGCATGCCTTTGCGTGATCGGCATGTGGAGTATATCCTTGACGCTGTTAAACGTGTGTTGTTGCTTAAAGCAGATGATAATGAAGAAGAAACAAGAGATCTAAAGAAACCAGAAGTACGGGTTCCTACCATCCAAGATCGCTTGAATGAAGTGGCTAAAAAACACATCCTTTATTTTGAAATCCTAGAAGATGCCGTGTTCGCAGGTGAAGCAGTAGATCCCAAGGCCTATGAATACTTGGTCAAGAACACGGTGCCGCAGGCATTGATATCAAAGATACAGGCAGTATTTGACCCACGCTATAATGAATTAAAAGCGGCACGTAGGGGCGAAGATGAACAATTAAAAGAAGGCTACAGCCACTACAAGGCGGCAGACTTTAAACGCTGTGAAGCGTTTTATGACAAGCTATTTCAGGACTTGGTTGCTTACAACCAAACTAAACGAGCCACTAAAAAAGCTGCAGTCCGTAAACCACCACAAAAAGAAAAACTAGTTAAGAATTTAAAATATCTCAAACAAGACACAACACTTAAGATTGTCAGCATTAATCCAGTAGACATAGTAGGTGCAGAAGTGCTTTGGGTATATAATGTCAAGAATCGCAAGATCGGACGTTATGCAGCAGAAGCTATGGGCGGTGTGTTAGGAGTCAAAGGCACTACTATCACTGGTTTTGATGTTAACAAGAGTACACAGAAAACCCTGCGTAAGCCAGACGAGCAGATTAAAGCATTCTTAGCAAGCAGTAAAGTAGAACTACGCAAGTTCTTAGATAATATCAAAGCCACAGAAATAAAACTTAATGGACGTATTAATGCTGATACGATCTTATTAAAAGTCCAATGATCCCCTCAAGGTAGCGTAAAGTCAAACTTATCCTGTTGTAGATAATAAATACACTATAACAGGATAATTTAAATGTCTGAACTACCGGCAAACGTTTCATCAACATCAAGTAATCTAACTAATACATTAAGCGTACAAACTAAAAGTTTATATAGTAATGTCACAGGCACAGGTGCAGGCCATATAGCATTTGACGCAAATCTCACAGCACAGTTAGATACGGTAGCCAAACAAGAAAATGACATAATTGACTACATACGCTTACGCTTAGGCTATGGCATGATTGACGTTGAAGCAGACAAAGAACATTTTGACATGGGCATTAAGCAGGCATTGATACGCTATCGTCAGAAAAGTAGCAACAGTGTAGAAGAAAGTTATGTATTCTTAGATGTATATCCCGAAACACAAGAATATATATTACCTAACTATATTATTGATGTCAAACAAATATTCCGCCGCGGTATTGGATCAGTAACAGGAACAACAGCCAGCCAATTTGAACCATTCGCATCAGGATATTTAAACACCTACATGTTGGTAGCTGGACGTGTTGGCGGGTTAAGCAACTATGAACTATTCGTAGACTATCAAAAACTAGCAATGAAAATGTTTGGTGGTTTTATGAATTTTACATACAACAAAGTGACTAAAAAATTAACTTTAGTTCGCAAGATTCCATTTGGTGGTATCCAAGGCAGTGATATAGTAAAAGAAAGCGTGTTGTTATTAACCTATAATTATAAACCCAATATAGTTTTACTCAATGATCCCCAAGCATTCCCCTGGATCCAAGACTATGCTTATGCCCTAACTCTGATCAGCATTGGTAATGCTCGCGAAAAATTTGCTAGTATCCAAGGCCCACAAGGCGGCACTAGCCTAAATGGAACAGCACTCAAGCAGGAAGGCAACGAACTACTAGTCAAGCTTGATGAAGAAATCAAGAACTACGTAGATGGTGGTCAACCAATGTGGTGGATAATGGGCTAAAAAGTCTAGACAAACACCAAAGTTTCAACTAAAATAGCAGTATCAATCAAGGGGATTTCAATGAGTCAAGTCATCGGTATCGTAGGTCTGATTGGCGCTGGTAAAGACACAGTAGCTGATTATCTGGTTAATTTCCATGAGTTTCGCCGCGAGAGTTTTGCTAACAGTTTAAAAGATGCTGTAAGCCAGATTTTTGGTTGGGATCGCGAAATGCTAGAAGGCCGCACTAAACAATCAAGAGAGTGGCGCGAAACTAAAGATGAATGGTGGAGCAAGCGTCTAAAGAAAGACATAACCCCACGCTGGATCCTACAATATTGGGGTACAGAAGTAATCCGCAAAGGATTCCATGACGACATGTGGGTAGCCAGCTTAGAAAACCGCCTACGTTCTAGTACAGATGATATTATTATTACAGACTGTCGCTTTCCAAATGAGATTAAAGCTATTCGTAATGTTGGTGGCAAGGTTGTGCGTATTAAACGTGGTCCAGAACCTAAATGGTTTGAAGATGCAAAGAGCATGAACAAGGGTCCTAACCGCAATATGAACTGGGCATTAAGCAAACACAATATAGAAAAGCTAGGTATTCATGCTAGTGAAACAGCTTGGGTTGGACAGAAGTTTGATATAGTGCTGAACAATGATGGCACGCTAGACGAACTATATAATCAAATTGAGCTGAATATCACTAGTAGTCGGGTACAAGATCGCCTTGACGCCATCCTAAACCCTCTCGGGCAATTTCAAATTGACAGTTAGCACATATGGTTTTTAAGTTTAAAGGATTGGTATTATTTAGATCACCATCTATATGATAGACAAATAGCTGTTCTTTTAGCTTGGCTTTAAAGCCACACTTTTCACAGTGTGGTTTCTTTTTATAACCTTCAGACAGCCAACGAGGCTTAGGTGCAGGCAAATTACGCTTCTTCCTGATGCAACTATCACAGCGTTTTCTAAAGTAGATTTTCCCATGCATTTTATAGTTCACAGCAACGGGTTTTTTACCACAAATTTCGCATATTTTACGGTATTCCATATACCTATTTAGCTTACA